TTCTACAATACAGCGTACACAGTTTATACCGAGCTTGGCAGCTTTGGCACTGCTCCCCTTTATAGACAGAAGAGCTTTGACAGTGTGATCCGCTTCCGCCCATTCACGGCTGGTGAGTATGTGATTGCCGAGAACCACTTCGGTCAGGTCGACACCGTTGGTCGAAACTTCACAATGACTGTAGCTCAAATCGTGGGCAAATTTGTGATCCAAACAAACGGAAGGTTTGATTGGAAAGGAGTGAGCCGAGCAACTAAGAACTTGTGGGACAGAAAGAACTTTGATGAACTGGTTCCAATCATCCATCTTATCGAACCTCGACACATGAGCGAGCGCGACACTACAAAGCCTGACGCGCTGAACATGGCATTCAAGTCGGTGTACTTCGAGGAAGGGGCAGAGGGAGACGATCTCTTATTCGAGGGCGGCTACGAAACTCTTCCCTGCTACGTTCCCCGTTGGGACGTTTTAAACGGCGAAATTTACGGAAGGTCTCCCGGCATGGACTGCCTTGGAGACATCAAACAATTACAACACCAGCAGAAACGGAAAGCGCAGGCTATCGACAAGATGGTCAACCCTCCTATGACTGCTCCAACATCACTAAGAGGTAAGCCATCTACCGTCCTCCCCGGTGGAACGACTTACCTCGACCCTACCCAAGGAGGTCAGGGGTTCGCACCAGCTTACACTGTGCAGCCTCGCCTTAACGAAATGCTTATGGACATCAACGAAGTGCAAGAGCGCATTCAACGTGGGTTCTACGCAGACCTATTTGCAATGATGATCAACAGCGACCGACGCCAGATGACAGCTACTGAAGTAGCAGAACGTCACGAAGAAAAATTGGTCTTGCTTGGGCCTGTGTTGCAGAGGCTCAACGTCGAGCTACTTGATCCGTTGTTAGACGACGTGTTCAGTTTCGCTCAGGAGGCGGGCCTCCTCCCTGAACCTCCTGAAGTTCTGACGGACGTCGATCTCCGTATCGAGTACATCTCACTCTTGGCACAGGCTCAACAAGCCGTTGGAGCATCTGCCATTGAACGGACAGTAAGTTTTGCAGGCAACATGGTTGCCGTATTCCCTGACATTGTCGACAACATTAATTCCGATAAGGCACTCCGTGATTACGGAGAGATTGTCGGCATTGCCCCAGACATGATGAACGACAGCGACACTGTTCAAGAGATGCGCGACGCACGCGAGCAACAACAACAGCAGCAGCAGCAGATGGAACAGGCTGGGCAAATGGCACAAGGCGCTAAGGTCTTGAGTGAAGCCGACACCCAGAACCCTAACGCCCTGACTGATCTACTTGGTGGAGGTCAGACTGTATGACCGAGCCATTCTATGACGCCAACAACCCTGAGCACGTCCGCAAGGCCGAGCTGAGGCAAGAGGACGAGAACAAAGATATTGAGTTTATCTTATCTAAGGACCGAGGGCGTCGGTGGCTTTACAATTTAATATGGCGGCAGGGACACATTGCCCTAGCCAGCCATGTACCGGGAGATGTGCATAGCACAGCTTTCAACGAAGGAGCGAGGAGCTTAGGGGTTGCTTTGCATGAACAAGTTAGAACAGCCAGCCCTAAGATGTATTTACAAATGCTAGAGGAGAACCATTTCAATGAGTGAAGAAACAGAAGAGATTGCAGAAGTTGAAGAAGTTGTCGAGGAGACGACTGAACAACAGCCTGCCGAAGAGACCAAAGTCCTGCTGTCGGGTGACGGGGATGACGGAGCCGACGCTGATGTACCAGAAGTTTATGAGTACAAAGCGCCGGAGGGTGTAGAAATTGATGAAGGCACTCAAGCGAAACTCGATGCGTTTAGTGAGGTCGCGCAGGGCATGAAGCTCTCGCAAGACCAGTACCAAGCTCTTGTCGAGTACGATACGAACAGGGCAACCGAGGCCGTTGAGGCCGGAGCTGCCGCATACACTGATCGGATAAACGGCTGGGCTGATGCTACAAAAAGCGATACGGAACTAGGAGGGGAAGACCTCCAACGTAATCTCGCTGTAGCGAAATTAGGCATGGACACATATGGAACTCCTGAGCTGGCGGCTATCTTAGATACGCCATCTGCAAAGAACCCAGATGGTCTAGGTCTTGGCAATCACCCAGAAGTTATTCGGTTGTTTCATCGCGTAGGCGCTACACTGAAAGAGAGCGACCTCATTGAGGGCGACACTAAAGTCCAAGGTGAGACAGGTCTCAAGAAGATGTATCCGTCTATGTTTCAAGACGCTAGTTAAGGAAGGAGCCATTCATGGCTACTCTATCAGTTACCAACCCGACCCTCGCAGACTTAGCAAAGGTCACAGACCCTGACGGCAGCATTGCCGACGTGGTCGAAATACTAAACTCTACAAACGAAATCCTTACGGATATGTCGTGGCAAGAAGGCAACCTAACAACTGGACACCGCTCGTCCATTCGTTCCGGCCTCCCTGCTCCAACATGGCGTAAATTGTATGGTGGTGTACAGCCGACTAAATCCCGCGCAGTACAAATTACCGACAATTGCGGCATGATGGAAGACTACTCTGAAGTTGACGCAGCCTTGATTGGAATGGCAGGCAACCCTGCTGCTTTCCGTCTTCAAGAGGACCGTCCGCATATTGAAGGCATGAACCAAGAGTTTGCATCCACTCTCTTCTACGGCGATGAGAGCCTTGCTGCTGAAGAATTTACTGGGCTATCTCCTAGATATAATTCTTTAAGTGCTGAAAATGGTGACAACATCATTGCAGGCGGAGGCAGCGGCTCGGATAATGGCAGTATATGGTTAATTTGCTGGGGACCGAATACTTGCCACGGCATTATTCCTAAAGGTTCTAAAGCAGGCATCCAACAGCGCGACCTTGGTGAAGTTACCATCGAAGATGCTGACGGGTCCAATGGCCGTATGCAGGCATTCCGTACTCACTACCGTTGGGACGTTGGCTTAACTGTCCGCGACTGGCGCTATGCAGTACGCATTGCAAACATTGACCGTTCCGAGCTGCTTGTTGCCGCTACTGGTAACTCTGCTGATCTTAACGATCTAATGCACCAAGCCTTAACCGAGCTACCTTCTACCTCTATGGGTCGTTGCGCTTGGTACATGGATAAGTCAATCTTATCTATGTTACGCCGTCAGACTGCTGATGCTACATCTAACTCCACTTTGTCAGACGACATGGTTGGCGGAACGTGGCAGACATCTTGGTCTGGTATTCCAATTCGTCGTTGCGATGCACTTCGCGGCAACGAAGCTACCGTTTCCTAATCATACGATTAGGTTATAACCCCTCGGCTGGGAGTATCATTAACCCCTCCCAGCCACTTCTCTCGAAAGGAGAATCGCTATGATTATGGACAGCTTACTTGAGTTTGCAGACAACCAGACAGTTGCAAACGCAGCGTCTACCGTTCTGTCAACTAACGTAATAGACACGCAAGACAGTCGCGACATTGGACAAGGCCAGCCTCTTTACTTGGTCATTCAAATTGGAACCGCTGTCACTTCGGACGGCGCTGCGCTTATTCAATTCCGCTTGCGGTCTGATAGCGCTGCCGCTATCCACGCGACAACTTCAACCGCTCACATCGATACAGGCGCTATACCAAAAGCCACTTTGGTTGCTGGTTACACACAAGTGATCCCACTACCAATGGGAACTACTTATGAGCGTTTTGTTGGCGTTCAACATATTGTTTCCGGCGCTACTACTACAGCAGGAACATACAATGCGTTTCTAACCCTCGATCCTACGGGATGGACGGCTTACGCTGACGCTATTAACTAGTATCGTTTACTATCGGGGACTGCTTAGGCAGTCCCCACTCTTTAACCTTCTGAGGAGATAGAAGATGCGTTGTATTTTTAATAAACCGTTTTATTCGCACATAGGGCGTTTTACAGATAGAGAAGAAGTTGAAGTACCAGATGAGTTGGCTGGGCAACTTCCCACAGGCACAGAGATTACGGAGCCGCCTAAACCAACAGCCCCTCCAAAAGCTAAGACTATCGTGCAGGCACGCACCAAAGCTAAGTAAGGATGATAAACAATGGCGTCAGAAGTACAGATCGCAAAGCTCGCTTTGCAACACATCGGAGACCGATGGGATATCTCCGATCTAACGGAGGCAACGCCGGAAGCAGAGCAAGTCAACCTTGTCTTTGCTGACACGCGAGATGCACTTCTACGCCAGCATCCTTGGAACTTTGCAAAGAAGTTTACCTCCCCTGCCGCACTAACTGGAACGGTCCCCGGCAATTGGGACTTCATGTATTCCTATCCACCCGACGCCGTCAGAATAAATGGGATTGTTGATCCTCTTGAAACTGGCATACCTATAAAATTTGAGGTCGGTCGCAACGCTTCCGATCTTAAAGTAATACTAACTGATCAAGTATCCGCTGAGTTCTATTATACGATGCGAGTTACTGACACCGTTCAATTTGATCC